TACCGTAATTAAGCCGCCAGCTGAGTAGTTTCCCATACTTGGCACAGCTATATTTGTCAAAAGTCCTGTTGTTGTGTTAATCTTCTGTAGCGTAGTTGAGGGACCGAACTTCTTTGAGTAAAGATGGCCATTGTAGTGCAGTAGGAAAGATCCTTGGTTTGCGTATTGACCGGCGAAGCTGACGGCAGATCCATTAGAGTCCACTGTGTTTAAGTTTGCCGCAGCATTGCCGTTACTTACAGTTTTTCTCTCAACAAAGCTATTACTGCCATTCTCCTTGCTGTAGAAATAGGTACCATCTGTACAGGCGCCATACATGGCTCCAGCCCCTGACCATGCTGTAGATGTTTGCAACAGGGTTCCTGTAGCACTGTATGTATATACATAACCACCAAAGTTCCGTGAAAACTTTTTAGTTGCACCATCCATCCATCCAAAAGCACTATATGCTGGAAATGTGCTAGAGGATAGTAAAGACTCTGTTAAGGTTCCTAGTGCAATCATATCAGCATAAGAACGAGCTGTACCGGGCATACGGTTAACAGAATTCGTGTCTTTCCATGAGTACATTCCGCCACCTATATTAAATAGTACAGCGTCTGCTGTAGCTTCATAACCTTGGTCAGCCCCCGTATTAATCACTGCAGACAGATTGGAACTAACATCTATAATCTGATTTCCCGTCAAGGTAAGGGTTGCTGACTTTGTAGCCACTGCCGTCTTCTCTGTGATAACTCTGCTTCCCTGCTTTAACTGCAGGGTCACGGGGTATAGTGGATCTGTTGCAGATAGGCTTACATCCTTCACAACAGCCTGACTACTTGATGTAGTTGTCACTAAAGCTGCTGTTGTTACAGCACTAGTACTGGCTACGTCTATTACATTTTTAAATACTTTTAATTGTTCCGTTGCCATGCTATATAGCTCCTAGTGACATTAGTTTTGCTTGTGTTATTGAGACGACTGGACTCCAACTAGCGGAACTCCCGTCAGTAGTTAAATGCTTTCCTGCATGACTTGTTTGAGTCGGTAATGAAACAATACCTGTTAACGCAGCACCATCAATTGCAGGTAAAGCACCTGTTATTGAGTTTGCTGCAATACCTAAAGATTCTACATGAGACTTAGTAGCAGGAGGACTTAGTTGTACTATCTTTGCATCTGTCTCCGTTTTAGTATATCTGAGGCCGAGGGCAGTAGCTGTAGTAGCTGCATAGTTAGCATCATCTCCTAATGCTGCAGCTAGTTCATTTAACGTATCCAAGGTAGAAGGAGAAGAGTCCACTAACGCTGCTAAGTTAGCATCAGCTTCTGCTTTAGTATATGCACTATCAATAGGTTCATAACGAGCATCACCTTCAGATTTGGTATAAGCACTATCAATAGGCTCAAACCTAGCATCACCTTCAGCTTTAGTGTATGAAGTATCTAACAGTTCATAACGAGCATCTGAAGCAACCTTAGTATAATGATCCGCTAATGCAAAGGAGCCATAGGCTACAATATCTACTATGTCACCTACTGTGGCACCTGTAGTAAGAACAACAGATGTTCCTGAAGTTCCTACATAGTCTACTGCAAGTACAAGCTTGATACCGTTAAGGTAAACATCTACATACCCTGCATTATAAGTAGCAGAGAAGGTGGTCTGACTTGCAGTAGCTGTGAACACTACACGATCTGACGTACCATTAACTGCAGAACCTGCAGCAGCCCACGAAGCGCCATCATATACACGCATCTGAGCAGCCGTAGTGTTGAAGTGCAACGCACCTGTTGCTAAAGCAGCGCCATCATTATCGGTAGTAGGGTTGGAACTTTTAGAACCCAAGTAGATATCATCAAATTGGTCAAAGGAAGCTGCTGCTGCACTAGCACTATTAGCTGAACCTGTTGCTGAGTTACCAGAGGCAGTAGCAGAGTTAGCTGCATTAGTTTCACTAGTTGCTGCATTAGATGCACTAGTAGCCGCTGTAGTAGTTGAACCAAATACTGTATCAATGTATGTCTTGGTAGCAGCATCTTGTGCTAAGGTAGGATCAGCAAGACCTGTAATCTTGTTAGCACCCATAGCCAGAACACCACTCATGGTATCACCTGCTTTGGCTATCTTCAATGCATCTGCTGTATCTGTGTATGCCTTTGTAACAGCGTCTGTGCCTGCCGTAGGAGTGCCTAGGCCAGTGATCTTACTAGTACCCATAGCAATGGCACCAGTCATGGTTCCACCCGCCTTAGGCAGCTTTGTAGAGATACTGTTGGTTACTGTAGTAGAGAAGGCTGCGTCATCACCGAGGGCAGCAGCTAACTCATTAAGGGTATCTAAAGCTCCCGGAGCAGAGTCTACTACAGCAGCAACTTCAGCATCTACATATGTCTTGGTAGCAGCGTCAGAGCCTTGAACAGGACTAGATAGACCCGTTACTGTGGCAGAGGTAGAAGCATTCATATCAAGTGAGCCGTTAATGGTCACATTGTTAAATGAACTTGTACCTGAACTTGCAGTTACGTTGCCAGTTAGATCACCAACTACATCACCTGTAACATTACCTGCAAGGTTGCCTGTTACATTACCTGTTACTGCACCAGCAATTGGGCCTACAAAGTTAGTGGCTGTTACTGTTGTACCTGTTATAGTACTAGGTGAAGCTGCACCAATCTGAGCACCATCAACTGTACCACCATCAATGTCAGCAGTAGAGAAGCTACCAGCAGCAGGTGTAGAGGCACCAATTACAGTACCATCTATCGTGCCACCATTAATATCGGCAGTAGTTGCTACAAGTGCAGTAGTAGTAACAGCAGCAGGAGTAGCTCCACCAATGATAGTAGCATCAATGTTACCACCATTAATATCAACAGTAGCTAATGTAGATAAGCCTGTGACACCTAAGGTGCCAACGATAGTAGCATTCTCATGTACAGCAATAGTGTCAATATAACCAACACCATCAATGTATAAGTCTTTGAACTCTAAGGTAGAGGTGCCCAGATCAACATCATTATCAGTGACAGGAACAATTGCCCCATCTTGAATGCGTACTTGCTCTACTGCAGCAGCGCCTACTTCAGAGTAGAAGCTGATACGGTTATTGCTAGTATCAACAACTACTTTGTTTAAGGCATCAACGTCTGCAATGAGAGGTACGTAAGCACCTTCAGTGGAAGATCCATCATGCTTATGTCCAGTTGCGAATGCGAAAGTATCCCGTAGTGCATTGTACTCTGCATTAACCGGGCCTGATTTTATTACTGCGTTTGCAATTATGTCTGCAATTGATTGTCTGCTATAGCCAGCCATTTATCTTAGATCTCCAGTGCCATATGTTAACACTAGGCCCTGTATACTGTGACTAGCATCAGTGCCATTAGTTACGTATTTAAAAGATACAGACTTACCAGAACCTGATATGTTAGTTGTCTGTATTGGGGATGGGTTACCACTCCATATATCCGTATTATTATAGGTGGCTTCACTGTAGTATGCAGCAGCACCTGTAGTAGACAGTGTATAGTTAGTGGGACTTAATACATTTATATCTCCATAGTCATACTCTATGGCTATTACAATAGTTTGTTCCCCTTCAGATCTAAGATAAGTATTTACCTTGTAGAAGATCTTTCGCTGTTCTGGGTTTTCCATATATAGATAAGGGGTTTGGTAAACACTAAATATATCTAGTCCATTAAAGGAAGTACCAATCTCTTGTCTATGTACCTTGCCATCAGAGGTTCCATGTATTACATGCTCATACTGACCTAAGTATCCACTGGAAGCACAGGTAGCTTCAATACCTAGTAGCTGCCCAAACTCAAAGGCGAATCCTTCGGGTTGCTTTCGGATACCTGCAATCACTCCCTGTGACTCCGCAGCAGAGAAGAATAAGCGGAACTGAGACTTCTGACGTATAACTACTGAAGATAAACCATTTAAGTCTTCTCCTAGCACAATTTCATTGAATAGGGATTGAATATCCTTTGAAATAGTTTCCAATTCCACATCACCAATGCGGTTAGTACCGGAGATAGGACGCATACCATCTTGACTAAGGAAGAGTAAGTCCCCTCCAATCTCAATGATACTGTCTGTGGCTAAACAACCTAGATCATGCGTAACACCTGTTAATGCAAAGTTGGCAGCCGCAGTTCCTTTCAAAGATTTAATGTTGTTAGTTCCAAATATGTATAGCACATCACGGAAAGGTTTGACTGCTACAATATCAAAGCCTACGTTGATTACACCAGCACCATTACCTGTAGCAAAGTCTGTCTCCGCTAGTGGAGCACTGAAGAATAGTTTTGTAGGATGTGCAGGATCACCTGCAAGGAACATATGATTAGCATAATCCACAGCATACTTTGGATCCGTAGGAGCGTTAGCATGAGTAATTGGAGTGTACGTAGTACCATCATAAGTAGCTGCAGGATTGATGCCATCTGTAAGTATCGTCTTCTTTGATGCGTAGTTAAAGTTAGCAAAGCGTACCTTGGTCACCCCTGTCATTGTAGGTGAACCAGCAGTAGTAGCCGCTACCCATGCAGAGGTTGCCGTATTCCAATAGTGAAGATAGTTATATCCAGAAGAAGGTTTTCTACAGGCTAGGATGCCATTGTTAATACCATTGACTACATTAACACCTAGCGTAGATCCCGTACCCGGAACAGTACCATATGAATTATCAAAGCCACTAATACGCCTGTAACCACCTGTAATAGATGGTTCATAGTTAACTAGTAAAATAGCACTACCCGGAGATTGTTCCCCCTGTGCAAGTACATCTCGGCTTGTGTCTAAGCCACCCTTACAGATTACTTTGTTGACTTGTAGTTGATCTGCCATGTGACTATGCTATCCCTGCAGAAGTAAGCTGACGAGTCCTAACAATGTAAGTTGATCTCATTTGAAACGTATCATCCATTAGGACATTACGCATAGCCTTAATGCCATCTTCAAAAGATTCTTGGTGCATTGCAGCACTCTGTGCATTTGAACGGAACTGCATCATATACATCATAGCACCATCAATAACGACATGAGAGAATCTATCAGGTATGATACTTACGTCTGTGTATAGGTTGAGTGCAGCAGGTACAGACCAATAGGTGTACTCTACTTCATATGCTGCATTAGGAACTGGTGTTACACCAAAGGTAGAACCATATGTCTGAAATACTTGAGTAGGAACACCTAGCCCCGTGGCTGGTGCAAGATCATCTGTGGATCTATACGTTTGAGTATATGCTTCGTGAGACATTGGCTTTAGCACTGATGGTGTATTACCTTCAGAACTAAGTTGTTTAATATAATAGGTATCCCAGTCAGAGC